ATGTCTCGAAGCGTCCCGGCCGCAGCAACCAAACGATCACGTACCCCTATGAACGACTCCTCGACGATTCGCCGAAATACCTCTGCTGTCCCCCCTGCCTCGCGTTGCGCTTGAGCTAGATAGGCAACCGCCTCGGCATTCTGTACGACCTCTCCCGTCGGAAGAGTTATCCCTCGCTCTATCTGCCGTTTGATGCCCATGACCGCTGTCATGCCATACCGACCGACAAGGGCATTGGCTACCGCAGCACGCTCAGCCTCATTCGTGATGCCGTTCAACGCCGTCCCAAGATCCACAGCTATTTCCATGAAATCTCGGAATCGCCCCGTCGTCTCGTCGGTCAGACTGACTCCAAGTCGCTGCTTGACCTCCACAGCACGCGTTGACAGATGGATGAGGGCGCTCGACACAGAGGCCGCCGCGACGGACGCAGCAACGCCTGTATTCCGAACCAGGCCTACAGACGTAAGCATGGTCTCCAAGCTCTGATGGGCCGCCCCAGCACCTCGGGACACGTTTCCTAACGCGATCTGCAATTCGTCGGCAGACAAGGCCGTCGTGTTGGAAATTGCCAGCAGACGATCGACGGCCCAACCAGCCTGATCGGCACTCAACCCAAACGAATTGAGAGCGGCCCCCACCGTTGCCGAAGCACGCTCGAGGTCAATCATCCCGCCAACTGCGAGATCAAGCGTAGCTGGCAAGGCAGCAATCGTCTCCCGAGCTGTGAGCCCCAAGGCCGCCAATTCTCGTTCGGCAGTGGCTGCCTGAGCAGGAGAAAACCACGTTGTCGTGCCCGACACGAGTGTCGCCGCACGAAGCTGCACCATTTCTGCAGCAGTTGCCTGGCTGACTGCGCGCACCCTTGTGAGCTGCTGTTCCCACTCCCCCGCCACGTTTGCCGCCTGAAGCCCGGCACGCAAGCTCAGGATGCCGGCGGCCATTGTCGCAATGCCGGAAGTGACCCCCAGCATACCTGCCTGAAAAGCAACACCGGATAGCCGAGCACGCAACGCAGCCCTGTCGAGCGAAACACCAACGCCTTGAATTACTCGGCTGGCCCGATCACGGGCAGTCAAAATAAAGCCTAGCGAAAAATTGTTGAGTGCCATGGCCCGTCGTTGCCTCTCTACTTTATCTATGCTACTTGCCCGAATTTATCCAGAAGATTGTCGTCTTTAGGCGACAGGTGAATGGCGTTTTACTTGCGTTTGCTGAAAAAGGAATATACTGTAAGCCATGTTCACCGCAACGCGCATCCGCCTCTATCCAAACGCCACGCAGGAGAATGCCATGGTGCGACAGTTTGGGTGTGTGCGGTGGGCGTGGAACGACGCACTTGCGGAGACGCGGCGTTTGTATCAGGAGACAGGCAAAGGACTCGGATACGAATCCATGGCCGGTCGCCTTCCCATACTGAAACAAGAGCATGAGTGGCTCAAAGAGGCCAATGCGCAATCCTTGCAGCAGTCACTACGCAACCTTTCCCGGACGTTTGTAAACTTCTTTGAGCGGCGTGCAGGGTATCCACGATTCAAATCTAAATTTGGTTCGCAGTCGATCCAGTTCCCTCAGGGCGTCAAGGTCAACGAGAAGCGCGTCTTCTTACCCAAAGTAGGGTGGTTCAAGGCGGTCATCCATCGCCCTATCGTGGGCGAAATCAAGACGGTCACGGTGACGCGCGAGCCATGTGGCCACTACTACGCCTCGATTTTGGTGGATGATGGTCGACCAGTTCCAGCAGCGTCGTTTAATGGTCCAGTCCTTGGGATAGACGTGGGACTCATCGACTTCGCCGTGACGAGCGACAAGAATCATTTTGCAAATCCCAAACACTTAAAGCTGGCGGAAAAGAATCTGAAGCGCAAGCAACAGAAGCTCACGCGCAAGGTCAAGGGCTCCAGCGGGCGCGATAAAGCACGTCGATTGGTGGCGCGGGTGCACGAGCGAGTCAAAAATAGGCGCAAGGACTTTGTGCACAAGGTTTCGACACGGCTGGTTAACAAAAACCAAGTGATCGCCGTGGAAGACTTGAACGTCAAGGGTATGCTGTGCAATCATAGCTTGGCGAAGGCCATCGCAGACGTGGGGTGGGGCGTGTTCACGCAATTTCTGAAATACAAGACGGCCCGGGCAGGGAAGGGATTGATCAAGGTCAATCGTTTCTATCCCTCGTCCAAGGCATGCAATGCGTGCGGGTGCGTTCGGTACAATCTTGATCTGTCGGTACGATTTTGGACGTGTGGCGACTGTGGGGCCAGCCATGATCGTGATGAGAACGCGGCGCGCAACATCCGAGATGAGGCGCAACGCATGATATGGGCTGGGATCATCCCGGCCTCTGCCCCGGGGACCGGGGCGGCTGCCGCTGGAGGGAACGTGAGTCGGGGCCGAGGGCGGAAGTCCTCGATCACGCAGATCCCGGTGAAGGCGGAAGCTGTCGCATTCATGCGACAGTAGTTCACTTCACTCCAAGTGAAAAGGTAAGACGATGGCCCAGTCTTTCCCCACGAAGACAACAACGCCTCCACCGGAAAGATGGAGACCGGTTCCGGACTACGAAACACTCTACTCCGTTTCAAGCGATGGGCAGGTGCGCCGCGAACTGACACGCACCAGCGGAAAACAGGGTACGCTGAAAACGGTCGGCCCAGACTCCGCCGGGTTCCAATGCGTCTGCCTCAGCCGTCCAAACGACAGAGGCCGGCAAATTGCGGTCCATCGATTGGTTTGGAAAGCATTTAGGGGACCAATCCCAATCAACAAAATCATTGTCCACATCGACGGCAACCGGCTCGACAACAGCCTTGCAAATCTCAAAGAGGTTCCCCGCGGATCGCTAGCTCGCCGGAATGTCCAAAACGCAAAAGCAAAAAATGAGAAGCTCGACGACAAAGACGTCGAAAACATTCGCCTTGACCGTGCAGGTGGACTCACAATTCGACAGCTCGCCACCAATTATGGAGTCTCAATTGTACACGCCAGAAATGTCGTTCTTGGGCGAGCGTGGAAAAATAGAGGTGGCCCGATAACACAGCCTCGCTACAGACCTAACGGTGTCGTGTAGCCCGTGCGATAGCATCAGACTCGAGCTGTCGTTGCTCAGTCAACCACTCTACCGCAGCGAACATCTCGCCCAAGCTCATGTCCAGAATATCCCTTCGGCAAAAAGAATATCCGGATCCGCCGTTTGGCATGTAACAAAGAACTCGAGTAAGCTGCCATAAATCCTCAGTTGAAAGAAACTGAAAACAACCGAACAAAGTCAGGTTTGCGTTTGACCTTGTGCCTGTTTGGCCCGCTGCCGCTTCCTCCTCAGCTTGGAGGGCGCGAACATGGCCTGCAAGTCCAAAGGGAGTTCAATCTCCCATTCGTACTGGCATCCCTGACAGAATACCTCGATGGATGTTTCTATCCCGCCGTCGATCTCATCGAAGGATGAAATCAAACTCTCAACATCTCCCATTGAGAGTTCTGCGAGAAACTTCGGGAGATCCCGCGCCTTCACGTTCTCCACCTCGAGCACGCGTGTCTGCAATGACGCCGTGACCAGATCGGTAGAATTCTCTCGAATTACCTTCAGAGCACGCAACTGATCGAGTCCGTCCATCAGGCGAAACCATACCTTCCGCCCATCTCTCAAAGCTGTCTCAAATTTGTTCGTACCCATCGCGACCGCATTTCGAGAGGCCGTTGGAAGCAAACGCATTGGAAGCTGCGAAAGCGGAACGTCCCATATGAATTTATTTGTGCACCCGGGGCATCGCAGATCCAGCTCGTAGGATTCTCCAAACGTCTCAACTCGAATCATCACAAGAAGGTACGTCTTGTCACACGACAGTACCCGATCCCAGTTGAGCTTGCCTTGCGAATCCAATGTGTATGGACCCGCATTCGTTGTTTCAACCCAGCAGGAATTCAAAATGCGGTCCGCTGCATGCCCTGCACGCAATTCTCGCGCGTTTCCAAGTACCCCCGCAGCCTCCGCCGCGAGGTACTTGATACGCCCTGAAAGTCCAGACGGACATTCGATGATGTCACTCATGAATTCGCCTTCCCCTTTATTCGTTAGGAGCCGACGATGAAACTATCATACGTTGATAGGTCGGGCAAGCTTAGGCAAGCTCGGGATAGTCGTAGGCAAGTACAAGCGTCTCGATCACATTCTCATCCGCGCCGTTGTCCCACGCACCGGCCACAAATCGCTTTGGCCAGGCATTATTCAATCGCCACGTCCGCAACGTATTGTTGTCACGGTCGAGCTGTTTGATTTCAACGGTGCGCTTGTAGTCCTCATCGACGAGACCCGCGTGCGCCGAGGCGTCTGCCATCGACAGGAACCAATTGTAGACGTCTTCGTCCTGCGTGGCCCCACGCTCGAGCGTGATGTCATCCACCGTCAGCCGGCCAGGAGCCTTGTTGGAAATCAACACGCCGCCTTCCCACTGCTCCACGACGGCGGCTTCCATGGCGACCTCAGAACACGTCTGAAACGCAGCACTTCCGAACCTGTCAATATCCACCAGAAACTTGAATTTCTTGTGGAAACTTCGCGGACCTCCAATTATTTCGGCCATAGTCTGTCCTCCTCCTTACGCGGTCGCCGCCGCGAGTTCCTCTTCCAATGCCCTGGTATCCTGGGAGACGCGAATGATGATGAACTCCGCCGGCTTCTTCGTCGCAAGCCCTATGCGAATGTTCATCTTCATCGCAAACTGCTCAGAAGGAGGGTTGAGCCCCAAGCCGGTATCCACGAAGAAGCTCGCCGCAGGCGTCGTCCCGCGAAATGCCTTGTTGTTGAACTGCACCAGCAAAAACGCAGCGATCGTTCGGTTGACTCGCGCACGGCTCGTGTCCGTGTTGTCCCCATGACGAGCAAATTGCGTTCCTCTCTTGATCGACTGCTCGATGTACGTCACGCCACGTCGCTCGGCAACCGTTGGGAAGTTGCTTGACGTCTTGAGGGCGTAGACGCCGTCGATGTGCAACGGAAGTCCGGGGGCCGTCGTGAGCGGATTGATGTGCTTCGGGTAGATGAGGTCCCTGCAGGGCTCCTGCTTGACGTCGTCATCCTCGAAGCCCACGACACCCCGAAGAATTCCACGCTCAATCCCAGCCGGTTGGTTGTATACGCCGCCAGGCTGAGACGCATCCGTACGCGCGTAAACGCCTGCGATGTGCCCCGAGGGCGGAACGATGATCGTTTCATCCAGCCCGAACAAATTCTTGTTCGGATTGATCACCTTGACTTGCGGCCAGTAAATCGCCGCGAATTCTGACAACTCGTAGAGCGCAGCCGTGGTGTCCACGTACGTGCAAATGTCCGTCTTGCTGTATCCGGCCGGCGGATCCAAGATGGCGAACACCTGCCCGTCACGAATCGTCTCGCAGTAGGTGATCATCGCGTTGTGCATAGTGGACCCTTGCATGTCGGGCACGGCCAACAGCGCAAGGTCCAACGACTGATCCAGCACACGCAACCCAGTCGGGCCGCCCACGTCACCGACGAAGTCAGCAGCGGTGATGTCGTCGATCCCGTCCAGGCCTCCGGCCAACGGACCATGATGAACCGTGACGGTCACCGCAGGACGACGTTGCGCCGTCGTCCCAACAGCATCCACGTCCTCGGCCGACACCAACTGAGACCCGGTCTTGGCGTGGTTCACGATGGTCTCGACATAGCGATCCGCTGTCGAATCCATCGTCAGGTTGGCGAAATTCTCCATCACCAACCCGCCATCCAACACCCTGAGATTGAACTCGCTGGCGACCCCGCTCGACGCGTTGGAAATTGCGACCGTAACGTCGTTCACGTACGTCCCGTCGTACTTCCCCCACATCTTCAACGTGCTCTGCGCCGCTCCGCTGGTGCCGGAATGCGTAGCGTTGTCAAAGCCGAGTTCGTCGTCTGAGGTTGAGGGCGCGGTCACCTGCACCGAGTAGGACGCCCCTGCCGAATTTCTGGTGATCTTGGCGTATCCACCGGAATTGGAAACAGTCACGCCTGCCACTGCCAACTCGACAACCGTCTTGACTTCGGCAATCGAAACAGCGTCAATCGCTGCCACGTTGCCCGTTCCAGCTACGCTGCCAGTCGAAAAGCCAAGGATCGCGTTTGCAGTTCCGCCCGTGATGTGCACAACGGATGCAGTCCCTCGGGTATCCGAGGTGATCGTGACCTTGGTGCCT